GATGATCGTTAACATCTTTATCATTAAATGATCCATCATTAAATTCACCTTTTAATTTAGACCACATTTTAATTTCTCTCATTCTATGTTTTGCAACTTTTTCCATAGACGCTTTACCAAATCTAGATTCGTCTAAATCTATTTGATATTTAGTTCTTTTGTATTCATCTTCTTCTTTATCTATTTTCTTTTCTAACCAAGTTATCTTTGCTTCGTTTCTTCTATAATCAAACGATAAAGTCATTAGGTTATCTAAGTATGATGATTGTTCTCTTACACACTGCCAATATTTTGCAGCTTTAGTTGGATATCTATTGTCTTGTAATACAGAAAACCTTGCTTCTGTTTCTGTTCGAAACATTTGTTTTTTAGTCCAAGTATCACGAAGCTCGTCTACCATACCTTTAAAATCGGTAAGGTCTTGTTGTTCCAATAAATTATTTAAATGAGTTTCTTCTTTTTGTATAATATCTTTAACGTCTTTTTTTTCTGTCATAGCTTTATCCTTTATAGTTGTCTCTTATATATATTATCTAAAATATATTACAAGTCTTATGAAGTAGAAAATGTAACTGTTGTTGGACCAGAAGAAAATTCTTCTGAGTTTGCTTGTGCAGGATCACCACCAGCAGCTAACGCTAAAGTATTAGTTCCCATTCCTCCCATACCATTTTTACCAGAACTCAGATCTCCTGTCTCAGTCCAATTAGTTCCGTTCCAAGTTTCTGTTAAACTTGGTGCGGTAGGTGTACCATCAGCACTACCAGCAAAAGCTAAAGCTGCTGTAGAAACTCCAGCGCCTGCTAAAGAACGTCTTGACTGATTTAAATCATTTACTTCAGTCCAATTTGTCCCGTTCCATAACTCTGTTTGCGCTAATCCTGCTGGAGAAGGAGTATGATTTCCACCAAATGCCAATGCAGCTGTATTACTATCAGCTGCTGCTCCTAAATTATTTTTTCCAAAATTTAAATCATTAACTGCAGTCCAGTTAGTTCCATTCCAAGATTCTGTTAATGCAAAAAATTCTGATGTTGGTGGTCCTCCACTATCTTGATATCCACCAAAACCCAAAGCTGATGTTTGAATTCCATCTCCTGCTATATTTCGTCTCCCAGTATTTAAATCATTTACTTCAGTCCAATTAGATCCGTTCCAAGTTTCTGTTTGATTACAATTTGAATTTGGTGGACCTCCCGAAGGTGTCGGTGCTAATCCACCAAAAACTACAGCTGCTGTTTGAGTTCCAGCGCCTGCAAAATTCATTCTACCTAAATTTAAATCATTTACTTCAGTCCAAGATGTTCCATTATATAATTCTGTTATTGCTTGTGCAGGTGGTGGTTGTCCACCAGTAATTAAACCAGCTGTTTGTGTACCTGCTGACGCCACATTACCTCTTCCACTATTTAAATTTCCACCTGTTGACCATGATCCAGGATTAATTAGAAAACCTTTTACCTTGTTCGTAGAAGTATTATACCAAACTTGTCCATTAAGAGGATTCGATAGATCTGAAGATACTACTTCTATATTTGTTCCGTGTATTTCTTTGTATGTTGCCATAATATTTTAACTCGCGTCTATTGTTGATACTCCACCACTAACACTCCATTCTTCTACCAATGCTACATTATCGGGTGAACCAGGTGCTGGTACACCACCAGAAGCTAGTGCTGATGTATTAGTTGCTCCTGCAGAAGCAGCTCTTAATCTTCCAGTATTCATATCATTTCCTTCTGTCCAATTAGTTCCATTCCATTGTTCTGTTACACCTGATGGTGCTGCTCCACCATAAGCTAACGCTGATGTTTGAACACCGCTACCCATTAAAGCCTCTCTTCCAGTGTTTAAATCGTTAACTTCCGTCCAATTAGATCCGTTCCATAATTCTGTTTTAGGTGTTCCTCCTGCACCACCAATAAGTAAAGCTGCTGTTTGAGTTCCTGCTCCAGCAGAAGCATATCTAGGTGTGTTTAAATCTGTAGTTTCAGTCCAATTCGATCCATTCCAAGATTCTACTTTATTGGTACCAGGTGGTTCGAATCCACCTATAGCTAAACCTGCTGTATTAGTTCCTGCTCCTGGCAGAGCTCTTCTTGCTGAATTTAAATTATTAACTTCTGTCCAGTTAGTTCCATTCCAAGTTTCTGTGTTTCCCGTATTTGATCCATTATTTCCACCAAACGCTAATGCAGCTGTATAAGTTCCCATGGATCCTTGTGAAGATCTTGCAGTGTTTAAATTATTTACTTCTGTCCAATTTGATCCATTCCATACTTCTGTATCTGCAAGGTAAGTTGACGAAAATCCTCCAACTACTAAGGCAGCTGTAGCTATACCAGCCCCTGACGTACTTGTTCTTGCTTGATTCAAACTATTAACTGTTGACCAAGCTGCTACTGGAGTTCCTAAGTTTACTTTTAAATCTCCAGACGTAGAATTATACCACATATCTCCAGCGACAGAAGTAGGTGGATCAGAACTTACATTCTGTATTTTAAATCCATGTATGTCTTTGTACGTAGCCATTTAATTTTTAGTCCTCTAATGTTATGTCAGCGGGTCTTGAGCTTCTAGCTTTTTCTTCATCAGATAAAGCGTCCCATGCAGTTTGGTCTGCAGTGACCTCAGCGTCAACAATCGCTTGTGCTTCATCCCTAGTTTTAACAGATCCAGCAACTTTAGCAATCCAAAGATTACCGTGTTTGTTGTATGCTGGAACTTGCCAAACATTACCAGGTAAGCCGACAAACGTGATTCTAGAAGATTCAACATGATCGATGAATCCCTTTCCCCAGTTTTCTGCTACACAATATTGATATGTTTTTGCCATAGTTTCCTCCTTGTTAAGATGTTGTTAATGTTTTACTTACAATTCCTGGTTTAGTAAATTCTTCAGTTGATGCATTTGTTCCACCAGGAGGTGATCCACCAAAAGCTAAACCAGCTGTAGTAGTTCCAGCTCCTGCTAAAATTTGTCTACCAGTACCCAGATCAGCATCATTAGACCAATTAGTTCCATTCCAAACTTCAGTATTAGTTTTACTATTAGCACCACCAAAAGCTAAAGCGGCTGTTGAACTACCAGCACCTGCTAGTTCTCTTCTTGCAGTATTTAAATTATTAACTTCAGTCCAATTAGTTCCATTCCAAAGTTCTGTTACTTCACCAGGTCCAGTATTTCCACCAAAAGCTAAAGAGGCTGTATTAGTAGCACCCGCTCCTGCTAATTGTTGTCTTCCTGTATTTAAATTATTAACTTCAGTCCAGTTAGTTCCATTCCAAGTTTCTGTTTCATTTTTATTAGGTACTCCACCGAAACCCAAGGCTGCTGTTGAAGTTCCACATCCTGCTATGTAATGTCTTGCCGTAGTTAGATCATTAACTTCAGTCCAATTACTTCCGTTCCAAAGTTCTGTTACAGCTGTAGCACCGCCATCAAATCCACCAAAAGCTAAACATGCAGTATTATTTGCACCAGATCCCCCTAAAGATGCTCTTGCAGTATTTAAATTATTAACTTCAGTCCAAGTAGTTCCATCATATTTTTCTGTTTCATTTTTATTTCCTGGCCCACCACCAAAAGCTAAAGCAGATGTTTGAGTTCCTGCACCCCCTAATTGTGATCTTCCAGTATTTAAATTTCCACCCGTAGACCATGCACCTATTGGTATGCCTGTGTTCCATTCTTCTGTTGCTGCTAATGCTGGAGTTGGTGATCTTCCACCAAAAGCTAAAGCCGCTGTGTTAGTTCCACATCCTGATAATGAGTATCTAGAAGTTCCTAAATCATTCACTTCAGTCCAAGATGTACCATTATAAGACTCTGTTGCACTTGTTACAGGTGGATTTCCACCAAAAGCTAATGCAGCTGTGTTGTTAGCACCAGCTCCTGCTAATTGTGCTCTTGCTGTATTTAAATCTCCAACTTCTGTCCAGTTCGTTCCATTCCAATTTTCTGTTACATTTGTTATTGATCCTGTGTCTCCACCAAAAATTAAAGCTGATGTGTTAGTTCCAGCCCCTGCTAAGTCTTTTCTTGCTGTATTCATATCATTTACTTCAGTCCAATTAGTTCCATTCCAGGTTTCTGTTAAAGCTGATACACTAGGGTCTGCATATCCACCAAAAGCTAAGGAAGCTGTATTAGAAGCACCAGCTCCTGCCGTAACACTTCTCCCAGTATTTAAATTATTAACTTCAGTCCAGTTGGTTCCATTCCAAATTTCTGTAAAAGTTGGTTCAGGAAATCCACCAAAAGCTAAAGCAGATGTTTGTGTGCCAGCTCCTCCTAAACCAGCTCTTGCTTCATTTAAATCATTTACTTCAGTCCAGTTAGCTCCATTATAAGATTCTGTTTTAGCTGAATAAGGTGATGATCCACCAAAACCTAAAGCTGCTGTTTGTGTGCCAGCTCCTGCTAAACCTTTTCTAGCAGTATTTAAATTACCGCCCGTAGACCAAGCACCTGTAGTCACTCCATATTGATATTGAAAAGTTAAATCAGTGCTATTGAACCATAGTTCACCGTCCGCGGCTCCTGGAAAATCTCCAGCAACATTGGTGACCGCAGTCCCAACGCTTTCTTTATAGGTAGCCATGATTATTTATTCTTTAACAACCAACCTTGAGTTCCATCTGTATAGACCAAAGTATTGGCTGCCCTTTCTACTGACACTGTTAGATCAGCAGTAGCACCGTTGATCTTTTCAGAATTTCTTCCAACTGTCATTGTGTTTGAATCAAATGTTCCTGCGTAGTCTACAAAAGCAACTTCATCACCAATCGTAGGTGAGCTTGGAAGCGTCATAGTAATTGTTCCAGATGTAGTGTTTATAAAATATCCTTCACCTGCAGCTGCAGTGAAATTAGAAGTTTTTACTGCTTGCCATGAAGTACCACCAGATACTTCTGCAAAAGATAAAGTACCTGATCCGTTTGTTTTTAAGAATGTGTCTGCTGATCCGTCAGCATTTGGAAAAGTTAATCCATCAAGAACAATGTTTCCTGAACCATTTGGTGTAATAGCAATGTTACCATTAGCTGCATCTGTAATTTGAATTACCCCTGAGTTAGTTCCACTATTTGTATTTAAAATTAAATCAGTTGCTCCACCAGTAGTTACTGTAAGCGTACCTGCTCCATTTGAAGTTAATACAGCTGCTGCTCCAGAGTCTCCAACTTTTACTGTATCAGCAGAAGCTACTACATCACCAGTTCCGTTTGGTGTAAGTGTGATATCTCCGTTTGCACCATCTGTAATAGTAATATTACCAGAGTCTGTATTTGAATTTGTAACTAATTTAAGATCATATGCACCATTAGAAGATATTTGTCCTACTTCTGATCCACCACCAATAGTAACTTGATCAGTATCTAATATTACATCACCAGTTCCATTTGGTTCTAATTCAATATTACCATTTGAAGTAGATACAATTTTATTTCCGTTAACATCTAAGTCACCACCAAGTTGAGGTGATGTATCGTCTACGACATCTCCACCTGTTTGAATTTGAATAATATCTGGGTTAGTTCCATCATTTGCAGTTGCAAATAAAATTGCTGTACTTTTATTTCCTGTTGCAAAAGTAAAAGTATCACCACTTCCTGACACATATTTAAATTGTACTGTGTAAGCACCTGATGTTGTATTTTTTAAAAAGTAAAATGTTTCTACATCTAAAGGTATTGTGACTATTTGATTTCCTGTAATTGTTCCAGTAAACTCAATCATTCTAGCTTGAGCTGTTCCAGTTAATGCACCATCGGCGACTGTTAAGGCTGTAGTATCTGCACCACCTGCGATAGATACTTGTTTAAATCCACCTGATAATTGTTCAAAAAGATTTAAGTTTGCGTTTGTTTTTGTTCCCCATGTACCGGCGTTTTCGCCAGTAGCCATTAACTCTATACCAAGAGGTGTGTATGTTGATGCCATAAAATTTTTCTCCTACGCTACATGTGTTACGTCTGTATACGATGTATTTCCACTTACGTCAACATCGTTATAACTTGTATTTCCACTAATATCAACATCTCCATATCCTAATGGAGCAATATTTCCTACACTAGATGTTGTTGAAACTCCTGTCAATCCCATAACATCAACAGGACTAATTGTACCTACAGAAGACGTTGAAGAAACCCCTGTTAAAGGAACTCCTATTTCAAGTGTAATTGATCCTACAGAAGAACTAGCTCCTACACCAGTTATATTAAATACTTGTGCATCACTTGTTTGAATTTCACCTACAGAAGAAGTTGCATCAACTCCTGTCAAAGGAACTCCTACTCCTACAGTTATAGAACCTACTGCAGTTGTTGCAACTAAAGTTGTTAATCCTTGAATGTTATCAGCAGGACTAATTTCACCTACAGAAGACGTTGCTACTTGACCTGTTGGTGTGATTGTAGGAGATAAAATAAATGTAAATTCTCCAACAGAAGTTGTTGCTGCTTGACCAGTTAATCCAACCACGTCTGCAGGAGTTATTGCTCCTACGTTAGAAGTCATTTCACTTGGAGCAGTTAAATTAACTACTGCTGACTCAACAGTACCCCAACCGTTTTCACCCCAATCAAGAGTACCCCAACCAGGTCTTTGTATTACTGTAATTTCACCTACGGATGTTGTTGCTTGTTGTCCAGAAAGAGTTACGTTAGGTGCTTCACCCCATCCTTGGTTTCCCCAAGTGAGACGACCCCAACCTTCTTTAATAGTGGTTGCGTCGTTCCAACCTGCTTGTCCCCAGGATAATCGACCCCATCCTACCGACATGGGATACCTACGCTATACGAACTATGGCTGTTGAAGCTGCTGCTGCGGGAAATTGAATTGTAAAAGTTCCGCTAGATACAGTTTTGTCTCCACCGAATGCTACTACACAAACTGCTTTGTCTGATTGTGTATCATTATATATTAAACATCCGTTTGCTGTAAAAGATGCAGAAGTAAAACTAATATCCGCAAAATCACAGACTGCTGTTGAACCATCTAATACAGGAGTAACACTTGTAAGTGCTTTTCCTCCAGCAGTATAAGCTGATCCTGATGAGTTAGTAATTTCGTTTGATGTACTATAAGCTGTTGTACTTGCACCTAAAGATGCTGAACTTGTATACAAAGCTAATTTAAAACTGTTTCCAGATGATGCTGTAAAATTGTGTGTACCAACTAAAATCTCTTGTTTAAAGCTGTTACATACTGCCGATGATATTGCCATAATTTTTCTCCTTATTACGGAGACGGTGACTTGACTTGTATTCTAACTGTTCCGTCAGTGTAATCGTCTCGTCTTCGTCTTCCAAGTTGCATACCTGCAAACTGTTGTACTGCATTTTTATATCTATTTTCATAGTATGTCAACATATCCATTGGACCTTTTAAATATCCAAATGCCTCTACTAGACATGCATATAATAGACCTTGTGGAAAATATGTACTTAAATAAGTATTGTTATTAAAACCAGTACCAGATCCAAGACCATTAGGCATTTTGTTATAATAAATTCTAAATTTGTAAGCTGCATCAGGTGTAGGCGCTATATACATACCTCCGGATGATGTGTCTGTAGTATTATCTGCACCACCAAACATTGCATAATATTTAGGAAATCCTGTAACATCCTGTGCTGTTAGATCTCCTTCTGGTCCTGTTAATCTGTCAGTATATTCTGATAAATAAGTTTGATCTTTTTTTTCTAACCAAGTTCCGTTACCTTCTGTGTTCGCTGTAGAGTTAAATACTTCTATACCTCTAATAAATAAGGCTCCTGCAGGAGAATTAATTGTGTTATCATCAGCTGCTAGTGTTCCTTCTTGAACAAATCTTTGAGAGTCCATAGGAAGCTCTTGATATATTCTAAATTCAGCAGCCATAATAATTCCATCAACAACAGTTGTAGTTAAAACATCAGAACTTACTTCTGTGTAATCTCTTATTGCTGTAGTTAATGTGCTGTAATCGTATTTTTTAACTCCTGACATAATTAACCTCTATCATTTATGGGTCCAATTGTACACTGGAAACCAC